ATATACTAAGAGTGCTTTGCAATTATCAAAGCATTGATAATATTTTTTAATAGAAAGTTGGAAATTTTATGTCAGAGGTCTTTTCTTTTCGTTTATCAGATGAATTCGTAAGTAAATATGTTGGAATCTCAGCACCATTTGGATTTACAGATGCAGGCTCCAACTCATTAGGAGAAATCACCTTTATACGTACCTATTCTAGAATGAAAGAAGATGGAACAAAAGAAAGATGGCATGAGGTTTGTAAACGTGTAATTGAAGGAATGTACTCAGTACAAAAAAACCATGCTAAAGACAATCGTCTGCCGTGGAATGATAATAAAGCCCAGAAGTCTGCTCAAGAAGCCTATGATCGTATGTTTAACTTAAAGTGGACCCCACCAGGTAGAGGTCTGTGGGCATTTGGAACTCCCATGACTATGGAAAAAAGAAACTCTGCTTCTCTACAAAACTGTGCTATGGTCTCTACTCGTGATATTGATCGTAATGATCCAGGAGCACTATTTGCTTGGATAATGGATGCCTTAATGCTAGGTATAGGTGTAGGGTTTGATACTATTGGACAAGACAAAGAAATGACCATTTATACCCCTACAGAACCAGAGAATATATGGAATATTCCAGACACTCGTGAAGGCTGGGTAGATTCTGTAAGAATGCTTTTAAACTCATATTTACGCCCTAATCAGGCTATACAAAAATTTAACTATGACCTTATCCGTCCTTTAGGTGCCCCCATAAAAGGCTTTGGAGGGGTTGCTAGCGGTCCAGCACCACTTATTGCACTACATAACAAGATAGACACAGTAATAGGCGGTAGAGCAGGAGAAAAACTTGATTCTAGAGCAATAGTAGATATTGTTAATCTTATTGGTACATGCGTTGTTTCTGGAAATGTTCGTCGTTCTGCTACCCTTGCTTTAGGGTTGGCTGGAGATGATGATTTTATTAATCTTAAAAATCCAGAGGTTTTTCCAGATCGTAATTCATTTGATCCAGCAAAACCAGGATGGGCATGGATGTCAAATAATTCTGTTTCTGCAGAAGTTGGAACAAAATATGAAGACTATGTTGATTTAATTTCAAATAATGGAGAGCCAGGATTTATTTGGTTAGATGTTGCCAGAGATTATGGAAGATTGGCAGATGCTCCAGATTATAAAGATTCTCGTGTTATGGGATTTAATCCATGCGCTGAACAACCATTAGAATCTTATGAACTGTGTACTCTTGTAGAAGTTCATTTAAATAGACACGAAGATAAAGAAGATTTTCTTCGCACATTAAAATTTGCATATCTATATGGTAAAACTGTTACACTAATGCCAACACATTGGCAAACCACAAATGGAATTATGCAACGTAATCGTCGTATTGGAACATCTTTAACTGGTATTGCATCATTTGCAGATACAAAAGGTATGCCAACTGTTCGTGATTGGATGGACGAAGGGTATAAGAAAATTAGACAATATGATCATTCATATTCAGAATGGTTATGTGTACGTGAATCAATTCGTGTAACTACCGTCAAACCTTCAGGATCTGTTTCATTACTTTCTGGTGCAACACCAGGAGTTCATTGGGGTCCAGGAGGATCTTTTTATCTTCGTGCTATAAGGTTTGGCAATACAGATCCAATGGTACATTTATTTAAAGCAGCAGGGTATAAAATTGAAGATGATCTTGTATCAGCAAATACCTCAGTAGTATATTTCCCAGTAGCATCTGGACATCCTCGTTCTGAAAAAGATGTAAGTCTTTTTGAAAAGATTGGTTTGGCTGCTACCGCTCAAAAATATTGGTCTGACAATGGGGTGTCTGTAACTTTGTCATTTGATAAAGAGTCTGAAAGCAAACACATTGCTCCAGCACTACATATGTATGAAGGTCAATTAAAGGCAGTTTCATTTTTACCTATGGGTAATCAAACTTATCCTCAGCAACCATACACTCAAATAACGAAAGAAGAATATAACTCATATGTCGGAAAAATTGGTAAGATTGATTGGTCTGCTATCTATGATGGTAAGGACAATCTTGACGCAGAGTCTGAAAAGTATTGCTCAACAGACGCATGTGAGATTAAATTATATTAAGACCCATCCTGCTATAATAAGGCTATAGGAGAAATATGGCCAATCCATCAAATTTATACGCAGAAAAAATTTATTCTGAGCACCCACTAGTTCTTTGGGCGTTAGATGACAAACTTGACTATATAGGTTTGATATCCGAAGCACAAAGAAATATAGCAGATGATTGGACAGTCACAAATGCTACAGCAAGCGTTTCAACAACTTATTTAAAACAGCCATTTCCAAATAGTGTTTTAAATCTTATTCAACTTGATAATGCCCCACCACTAGAAACTTTAGAAGCATACTTTATAAGTGATACAATATTAAATTTTAATGATTTAGAGTCATCATTTGATACCTTTACTATAGGAACATATTTTTATTCAAACAGTATATTTATAGATAAAGTATCAATTGGCTATGAATATACAGATCCAGACACCCTAAGCATAGTTCAAAATTTAAAATCATTTACGAGTTGGCCATATCAAAGTTGGGGGCTTATATCTGAAACTTTTATAAAACCAGATTTAAATGTAGATTTCCGAATAGTATTTAAAATAACAATATTTGCAGGTTCTGGAGATCCAGTAGATAATCAATTTTATTTTAATGGAATCACTATTGGACAATGGAATGAAGAATTTAATGCTAATTCATACGGTGTTACTCCAATAACAATTCCAGCAGATATAAGTATTTATGGTGGACTAGAGGCAGTAGAAGCCCAGGCATACGGTATAGCAGAAGACTCTGGATATTACATTACAGAGGGAGGCCTTAAATGTAAAAATTCTGGTATGCCATTAGTTTATGGTGCAAGTGGTGTAACAAAACTAGAACCAAGTACAGATGCATCTTTAATTATTCCTGGTAAAGGATTTTTAAATCAAAGTGGTCAATATAATGATTATACAATAGAGTTTTGGACAAAAATAAATTCTAATACAGCAAATCCTAGAAAAATTTTTGGTCCAATAGCATCTAGTGATGGACTATATGTTGAAAATGGATTTTTGACTTTAGTTATTGGAAATCAGTTTGCTTCTCATTTTGTTGGTGAATGGTTTAGACCAATGCTTATTCATATAAGATTAATTAAAAATGCAGCATCTTTGCTTATAAATGGCGAAGAAGTTTTTTCGTTATCTATAAATACAGAAAATCTTGTATTACCAACACAACTAGATATTTATGGAAATAGCCAAGATTGGCTAGGGTTTTATGCTTATGCAGATGTTTATCCATTTGAACTTGACTGTATTGCTATATATTCTTACCAAGTTCCAATTACAGTAGCAAAACGTAGGTGGGTTTATGGTCAAGGTGTTGCTTCAGCAGAAGTAGTCAACGCATCCTACAGCGGAACAACTGCTTTTATAGACTATTCTTTTGCTGATTACACAGCAAACTATAACTATCCAGACTTTGCAAAATGGAATCAGGGTGCATTTGATAATCTTATTACAACCTCAACAAGCCTAAGAACTCCAGAATATATTTTGCCAGAAATTTTTATAGGAACAAAAACATTGCAAGAACTATATGAAGATAATAAGGATATACAAGATAATGAATCTGGTCCAGTAGTTGTTGATAAATTTTTATCTTTTAAGCCAAATAATTCTTGGAATTCAATAAACTCATATATAAACTTTCCTAAATTTAATTTACTTTCTAGCCAGGTAGAAAGTTTTTATGGAGTATTTAGTTCACACAATCTTGTTTCACAAGAAATATTATTTAAAATATATAATCCTATTACAAAAGATTATTTTATGATTATGAAAGATGGGGATGAAATTAAATATTCTTTAACTTATAACGGTATAAGTGAAATATTATTTACATCTGATCCAATTTTATCAAATAATTTTTTTTCGGTAGGACTTAATTTAACAGCATTGGTTAATGAATTTGGAAACAATGTTCCTGCATTTTTTGGAAATCAAAATGTTTTAAAAATGTATGTTTGTGGAGATGAATCTGAAGAATATAGTTTTACTGGAAGACTATACTCAATTGGTATTTCAACATCTAAAAATTATTCAAAAATATCAGAAAACTTTGATAGCAATGGTATAGTTTTAATTGAAAATGGGCAACAATTAATTAGCCATACGGCAAGTTATACTTTGTTACCTTCAGAAGCCTATAATAAATATTTTCTTGATATTGGGGTTGCTGGATATTGGGAAGACTATTTACCATTGTCATACTTTGGCCAATTTGTTAAAAATGCCCAAGGAGAAGATTTTTATGATTTAGATTTTTTACAATTTAATATTGGGTATCCAGAAGTAACAAATTTTTCTATAGACACTGTTGACGGAGGACTTTACAATGAAGCGGGAACTATTTTAAACGAAGGATTCTACAATACCTTAGAGTTTGAATCTACGTTTAATGGTGGTTTAGTAGAGGATGGCGATGAGTTTGAATATAATACAGAAAACTCTCAAATAAAAAGTTATGCAACTTTTCAATATTTAGTTGATGGTGCAAATATTCCAACAGCCTTTACAAATGAAAAAGCCCTCAATAAGTATAAGATAATTGATTTGTCAGAACACGCAGATTGGGAAACAACAAGGTTTGAAATATTAAATAATACACTTATTTATCCAGTAAAGAATATAGATTTTAATAAACTGGCAATTGTTTATAGTCTTGAATTTAATACCCGTGGTATTTTAAGTAAACCAATTTTATTAAACAGACTACAATTTTCTTCTCAGGCATTAAATGATAATTCTGATAATTATGTTGGAACTAGATTTGGAGCAGATTTAGTGCCATACAAGAAAAACGGAATATATTATAGTTATAAAAGTAAAAATCCATTTAGCATTTATAAAGAAAGTACACCATATTTATATCTAACAAAAAATTCTGGAATAGAAGTTCGTGGAAAACTAGATATATTAGAAAATCGTGGCTTATCGTTACCAATTAATAAAGAGTTATCTACAGATTATAGGGTAAGTGCTATACAATTATGGATGAAGTATGATCAAGAGACATTTCCGCTAACAGCAACGGAACTATTTGAAATTAACTATAATGGTGGCATCGTTAAAGTTTATTTTCAGGCAAATAGTCCAGATGCAAATAGGGGAAGGTTATTTGCTTTAAATGAAAAAAATATTGAGTATAATGGACTTGCATTTTATTTAAACGGCACAATTGTTCGTGAACCAGTTTTATCAATTAAAGAATGGTCTTCAATAGGAATTTCATTTTTAACACCACTGTCATTTAGTTCATATTTAGGAAATATTAATGTTACTGGACCAGCACTTTTTAATAATATTTCTTATTATAAAGCAAGTAGTTTGCAAGAAATTGAAAAGGTTACTAGAAGGCCTTGGTATAAGGTTGTAACTGATGGAGTTGGCACCCTTGATTGGCAATTTTGGCTAAATAATTTTACTTGGGATGGAGTTCTTATTTTAGGTTCATCACAATTTTATGGAATTAACCCTTCCGATATTTATAAAACCTACATAGGAACTAATAAGATAATTATTGATGATAATGAGGGTCTCGTATATCAGCCTGAAAAAATGAAAATATATACAGAAACAGAATGGTTAACCAACGTATCCATTCCACTATAATCTGCTATACTTGTGGTTATGGAATCACTAATTAATCCAAAAACTGGTCAACCCTATGTAAAAAATGTTCGTCGTAAGGTAATAGATAAGCATTATGACTGGGGTCTTTATGTATATAAAAAGTCTAATGGAAAATGGTTCACAGATAATACTGGTTCAATTTTAAATATTCCATCAGACCGTGGCGACTTATCTAAAATTGCAGAACTGCGAAAAGTTGCTATGCACTATGGCGACGATGGTGAAGGTAAGGCAATATTTGTTCCTGGGCTAACAAGAATTAGTGAAGAAGAGTATTCTGAACAAAAAGAAAGAATGAAAGAAGGATTAATTCCTTCAATGAATGATTTAGGTGCTTGGCATGCAGCACAACAAACATTAGATAAGTATGGAAAGGATGCTGTAAATGAGTGATGAACAAGAATACATTCGTGCAGGTCTAAATACACAAAATAAAGAAGAGAGTCCATTTAAGTATCAAGATCCATTTAATAAGAATTGGGATGATTTAAAAGATTATGCTGGGCTAGATCAAAATTTTCGTCGTAGAACAACTCGTAATTTATCAAAATATATTAGTCCAGAAACAAATCAAGCATATTTAAATGCAGCAAATGTTACACCATCTGGAGTAGATGCAGAATCAAAGGCTATTAATCCTGGAACGGTATATAGAAATGGTTATGGACTATTTGATGTAATCACACCTCCATATAATATGTATGAGTTGGCAAACTTTTATGATACATCATTTGCCAACCATGCTGCTATTGATGCTAAAGTAGAAAATGTTGTTGGCCTTGGATATCGTTTTGATATTTCAGATAGAACATTGTTAAGGTTTGAAATGAATGAAGATCAGGCAGCAGTAGATCGTGCTCGCAATCGTATTGAAAGAGCCAAAATTCAACTACGTGATTGGTTAGAAAGTTTAAATGACGATGATAGTTTTACAAAAACGATGGAAAA